GTCCAACTATCTCCAAATGTGAACAACTTCATAATTCATTATGAAAGATGTTTTTCCTTTACCTTGTTAATAAAACTTTGAAATGCGTTAGAAACCTTTACCTTTAACTCATTTGATAAAGGTACGATAGTCGGTTTAATTGTTTGAATTGGTCTTTCTACTTTTACGTTATTTGCCATTACTACTTATTTTTAATATTTTTTATAATTTTGGTGGTGGAGCTCCACATCCACCACAGCTGTTATCATAACAATAGTTTCCACAAAATGACCAAGGACACCAACAAGCGTTGTGCATAACAGTAAAATCACCATCACCAATATCAACTAAAAATAAATCTGATGGTTCAAAATCTAATCCGTAAATGGTCATACTTGCATATTCCATTTGTAAATTGGTTATTTCTAATGTTGTAAGTTCTTGTGTGTTTGAATCCGTGATAACCATTTTATCACCAACATACATTTGATTTAACTTTTCAAATCTTGTTGATAAAGACCCCGATTCTTCTATATAATATGTACATGAAGGTGAATCAACCCAAGATTTACCATCAGCGGTTGTTACCCTTATATAAATTGTATCAATTGATGCGGACTTAATTGTTTGTAAAGATGACGAAACTTGAGTAAGTGTTTGGTTACTTTTCACTAAAGTACTGTCCCAACCTAATACGTCTATTTTACCCTCTTCAAAATTTGCCGCGTGATTATCGTTAAAATCAACAAAGTCTATCGATCTTATATAGTCACCAATTTGAATTGTATTTACATCTTTTAATGATCCGGTATAATCTAAAATTACAGAATCTTCATCAGTGTGATAATTACTCACCGGATGTTTTTCTTTAATACCCACCTCTTTTGTTATAAATCTATGTCTACTTTTTCTATTTAATATTGTAGTTCCTTCGATAAATTCATTATTAAAGAAATTAAGAGGTACAACAGTGGATTGTTTATATCCACCAAGATTTATTACATCTAGATTTGAACCATATACAATGTCGATACTTCTTGTTATCGCATATTTTCCGTCCACCAAATTATCATTTGAAAAAATAAATTCTTGTATCAAATAATCCTCTGGTAAATTTGTTTTTAAATCATTTAACTGAGATGAATTCGATAAAACATGTATTTCAGGGTATAGAGATAAATCGTAATTTGGTATTCTTGATTTTATAATTGCATTAGGATTTTGAGACTGGTAGTCAACGTTAGTTAAAGTGTCTACGTTTCCGTTAGATGAGACAAAATATGTATTTGGGACGTATGTACTTCCACTCATTAATGAAAAAAATCCAAATTTATCTGCACAGTAAGTATCATCAATAAGTGCGGTCGTATCATATGACTGTCTCAAAATAAACTTGTTGGGGGCATCTTCAATAAACGGTACTGTAACAGAATTAGTAGGAACAGGATATTCATTGAACGATATGTTGTTTTCCACACATTTTTCTTGTAATTTTTGTTTAAAAACAAACGGACCATTTATTGGTGTATATGAGTCTAATTCGTTAAAAATAAAATGAAATTCTGTTATGTTTAAAGAATTTAATGTATTAAATAACACGTCATAATCGAGAAACGACGCCCCGTCAGAATATATCGTTGTATTTGTGTTTGTCTCTAATATCTTAACGTCTCCGTTAATTTCTAATAAATCCGTACCTAGAATTACACCTCTCATTTTTTAATTTAGTTTTACATTAATAAATATAACCAAATATTAAAACTTTGTAAATAGTTTTTTTAAATTTTTATATATGTATATATCTATTTAAATTATCGTTTTATTGTTTTTATTCTCCAATTTTTCAATAAATTTTACATCCACTTCCTCCCATTTTTTTATTGGACATGAATTATAAAATTTTGAGTATACCTTTTTACTTAATGGACAACCACATAGTTTACAAAATTCGGACCATCTGTTGTTTTTAAATAGTTCTTTTCTATGTTCACAACCTTCACAAATATTTAATCTTTCTTGAGCCAATATCTTTTCATTGGTACTTGGATTAATAGAAGTAACCCAAGCATCAAATATTTCCTTATAATTAGGTATCATATTAGTGTTTTTTTATTTTTTGGTAAGTCATAGTGGTCATAAATACTATTATATTTATTTTTAAATTGATCATTTAACTCTAAATTAACTTTAATATCTGAATTTGAATTTACGTGTTTTAATATAAATTTTTTACCAGTTATATTTGAAACCCAGTCTTGTAATTTAGACATTTCATCAATATTAAACCATGTTATATTTTTATCATTATTATGCCAAATAGATTTTGGTGTAATTAGTATATTAAATATATTAATAAGATAACATTCGCGATTTAAAAACGATATCGGATCAGACAAAATTGCTAAGTGTGAGTCCCTAAAAACATATTGAGTTTTCCTTGGTGGTATACTAATATATTTTTCTATAAAACCATTTTTTATCATATATTCATTTATAACCTTCCACCGTTTATCAATATTTGTTAAATCATTGGAATTAAAAAAGAATAATTCATCTATTGATATTTTGGATAACCAATCTGATATATTATCCCACCCGGTTCGTTTGAGGTCAAAAATGACATGCTTGTATAATGAAAAGAAAGAATCATGCCTATCCCTATTCACTGCAATTACAGGTAAGTGATTTCCAAATTTTTCTTTTAAATCCATAAGTGATTCATGCCCATGTGCTATTAAATCCATTATTTTAGATTCATCTATATTTTTAAAATCAATTGAATCATTGTGTTTATCCCAAAAGTTCAAATTTTTAACATCTAATCCACTAAGTATACATGAATAATGAAATGAAGTGGAACCACATCTAGGTAAAGAAACATATAAAAATTTATTATCTACTAACATTAAACTAAACTTTTAAATTCATTTTTAACCTTGGCCGCGAAATTAAAATTTATAATAAATCTGTCTTCGGATATTGGGTAACTTGCATGATGTGCAAACCTTCCATCAAAAACCAAACAACGTCCTTTTTTTGGTGATACTTTAGTTAACAACTCATATGAATTTAAATCAACTTTGTTAAAGTTTCCCTGATATGTTTCTGCGTTATTACCAAATTTATTATTATATATATGTGTGTCTCCTGTTGAATCGTTTATATAATAAACCACAGCTATATGTTCAGTAATTCTATCATAGTGTAATAAATCCATTGGGTTATATTCATGATTTAGTGGTTCCGTCCAATTTATTTTCCATCTATAATTTTTTACGAATTCCAAATCAAGTTTTTTACTTACTATAATTTGTATATTATCTATTAAACTTCTTATACTATCGTTTTTACAAGACATCTGAGGATGTACCTTGGCGGGGAAAAGATGAGTTTCTTTTTTTCCGCCGTATTCACCGGTTATATTTTTCAAATCTTCCCACCTTATTGTTTCATCTTTAACATAATTGTAAATTACATCCTGTTCTTCTTTCGATAGTATGTCATCAAATACGTAATAATTGTGTTTCATATTTTTAAATAAAACTTTTTTCTTTTTTTATAAATTCAAAACCCACATTACCCGCCATAACAATTCTATCTATTGTAGATTTTGGTGCATTATTTGGTGCATGTGGTATCGACCCTGGCATTATTATAAGTTCGTCTTCTTTTGGTCTTATAAAATATTCTTTATCGTTCCAACCTTTTATATATAAAACACCATCTTCATTTTCCATGACATCTGGCATTTGTATATAATAAACAAAAGTGTAATGTGGATAGAATTTTTTTTGGCTTTGGTTTATTTCAGTATGCGTATGAAATTTATCAACACCTTTTATTTCTTCATGTTTAAATTGAATTTGTACGGGATTTTTTGACCTTACTATGTTTATCCAAGCATCCGTATTTATTTTATTAAATTCTTTTTTTACATCATTTTCATAAATTTCTTTACAGGCGTTTATACCTTCTTGATGAATTAAGTCTAAATTATTTTTAATGTCAATTTTACCTATAAAATTAATGTTTTGTTTCCACTCCTCTCTGTATCCGTAACCGTCTGTTTTAACGGTATCTTTTTTCGAATCTACTACAATATAAGACTCTCTTAATATTTCACTTTTTAATTTTACTAAATCCAAAGATTTAATCCAAATATATGTTTTATCATCAAAAAATATTTTTTTCATTATATTAAACTTTTTGATATTCCTTTTTTATTTTTTTTAAATATGGTATTATAATTCTGTACAAAAAATGTCAACTCATTCTCTTTCCAATCATATAGTTCAAATGCACTTATTAAATCGGTATCATTTGTAACTGAAATTTTATTTGTTTCATCTAAAATTAATTTTAATTTATTTGGTATCGGTGCGTTATATGCGTCTTTCCAAAATGGTGTGTTCATTCTTTCATTTAAATAATGATATCGAATAAACATCATGTTTTGCTCATTTGTTTCTCTACATATTTTATTAAACGTGTCTTTATATGACACATCAAAATTATTATCGATTAATCTTTTCAATTGTATAATAGTCGACATAAGTGAAGTTGCCTCCAATGGTTCTAAAAAACCATATGATAAACCAATAGAAATACTATTGCCTATCCAACTTCTCGTATGTGTTCCTGCTTTAAAATCAAATACCTTTTCTGTTTTTATTTCGTGTCCTAAGTATTCTTCAATTTCTTTTTTAGCGTCTTCAACAGATGTATATGAATCGTTAAAAACATAACCACACCCCCAACGATGTTTTAATGGTATTTGAAACATCCAACCCGATTTCATAGCGTGCATATAAGTATGTGTGAGGTCTTTATTTGTCAATTGTTTTGTTTGTGGTAAAAAGTAACCAAGTGCTTTATTGAGTAGTAGATATTTTGAATAATCTATCCATTCCTCTTTATGTACCCCTTGAATTATTAATCTAGCAAAACCACTACAATCAAATATAAAATCTAAATTAATTACGGTTCCGTCTGTTAATTCTATATTATCTATATTTTCTGACGTATGATTTATTTTTTTAACTTGTCCATCTACCCATTTAACCCCCCTATCTATTGCGGTTTTTTTAAAATATTCAGAAACACGTCTGGCATCAAAATGAAACGCGGAATATTTTCTTATGTCATTTGTTTGTTTATTGATTTGATGAAATAGATGTTCGGATTGACTACCGACATGTGTCCAATTTATCAGTTTAATTCCATCTTTTGTTGTTGATCCTGTTTTTTTCGTAAAATCTTCAATGTTAATGTCTAATAATTTCAAAAACAAACCAAAATTAGAGGTTCCTCCTTCTCCTGCACCTAATATTCCAATTTTAGAACTTTCAACTAGAGTGACATCCACATTTAACCAATATTTTTGTACAGATAATGCCGTTGCCCATCCAGCAGTACCACCACCAATTATGATTACTCTTTTATTCATATTAAAGTGTTTACAAAATTTTCTTTTGGTTCTAATTGAATCCAATTAACTAAAGAATATCTGACCCCTTCGGTCACTGGTGTTACTCTATGTAATAAATTAGAGTAAAATATAGATAAATTACCAATACCTTTTTGCAATTTTACTATATTTTTCTTCCCACTATCTATGCTTATTTCTAAACAACCTCCTTCATATTCATCATTCAATTGTAAAACTATTGATACGAATCTATTTTTATAATTATCTGATGAGTCGGTGTGCCATTCATAAAATTCACCAACCTTATATTCTGTAAATTGATACGGTCCTAATCCCGTAACTTTAAAACCTTTAACTTTTATTAGTTCTTCTAATTTAGTTTTAATTTTATCATCTAAAATTTCAATGTTATCTATAAACCCAACCGAAGACTTTCTTGTAAGTTCAGAGGATACATCAACCCCATCAATAGTTACTTCCGCCTTTTTTAATTTTAATTCTAATTTATATTTTTCTAAAATGTAGGAAGATTCTTCAACCGTTAGAAAATTATTAATAATCCAAAATCTATCCATTTAAATAAGTGTTTTAGATTTTATTGATGTAGGCCACGCATTTATAGAATACCTATTTCCTAATTCTATTACGTCAACAAAGTGGGATATATTAGAATCAAATAAAAAAATACTACCTCTTTTTTTTGGTAGAGTATTTTCAACTCCATCAATTAAATATTTAACATATCCACCTTCATAATTATCATTTAATTGAAGAATAATTGTAATTGTTGCCCCACCCATTATTTCATGTTTATCCTCATGCCAATTTAAAAAATCACCATTAGAATATTTGTTAAAAGAATATTTTAGAACATTTTCATATTTTATAGATTTAAATGGTGTTGTGTTATTTGAAATATTAATTATTTTATTTGTTAAACTAATAATAAATTCATCCTCTAATGTTTCGTTAATAAAATAACAACCTTTTCTTTTATTACCAACATACTCTAAATTTTGATTTATCATTTTTTCATTCAAAAATTTAGAAGACTTCATATCAATGAGATTTTTTGATTCACCTAATTTAATTAGATAATCACATTCTTCTTTTGATAAAAATTCCTCTATAAATTTTGTAAACATTACATTTTATTTTTTAAACCATACTTAATCCAATTATACCAAACTCTTTCATGTAAAAAATATATCAATGGTTTAATTACAAGTTCCCCTAAACCAACCATTCCTGCCCACTTCA